GTTCATAAGGATCACAGGGTTGGATGCCTGTGAAGAAAGCTCAGCAAGTCCCTCAACAACAGTTGTTGCAGCAGGCTCAGATGCTACAGAAGGAACGCCAACGGCGGTCTTCGAAGATGTTGCAGGAGCTGCAACGATAAGGGCAACGATGTCCTCTTCGATCTTCTTTGTGATCTGATAAACGAGCTCGTCGTAGATGTAGCGCAGGAATGCCTCGCCTGTAAGGTCAAGAGCTTCGTCAGAAATGGTGATCCACTTCTTGACTGTTGCAGGTGTCAAGGAAACGACGCCGATTGTGAGTGTTTCCTCAGAAGGTGCGGCAGCTCCCTCAGTGTGGACGACTGCGCCTGTTGCAGAAAGCTCGAAACCAACGCGAAGGATACCCTTGACGTTTGCCTTCTTCACTCTGCTCAAGATGTCAGAGTTTTCCCAAGCTGTGCGGATCTCTTCCTCAACGAATGTAGGAACGGGAACCTGTCCTGTAGTAGGTACAAGCTCAGTCAAGAGTGCACGGCACTCTGTGTCGTTCTCAGACTTGATGTAATCAACGAAAGCGTTGATGTACTCCTTAGAGCTTCTTACTTCTTCAATTGTCTTCATGTGTCTTTCCTCCATGGGTGTTGTGATCTTTGCAGGTTCTCCGGCTCCATCAATGACGGCCTGAACGTCTGCCTTTCTCTGTTCCTCTTCGAGGAACGCCTTTCTTTCTTCGAGTCCGGTCATCTCGTCCTTGAGAGCTACGAAGTCTGTGTCGGCTGATCCTGCTTCCACAAGTCCGCGAATTTCATCGATACGAGCATTGACCTGCTCAAGTGTCATGTCTGAAAAATTCATAGTTTTTCACCTCTCTGAATTTCTGAACTTAAGCGCGAGCAATGCCCGAGCCCGTTCGTTTCTTATTTCCTTCTCGCGAGTGATTTCTTCGTTAAGCTCCTTAACGATTTCGTCCGATACTCCATCGGCGAAAGCACGAGCTGAAATTTCCGTCTGATCGTTAGCCGGCAAACTTACGGCACTGACGTCGTAGAGCTTGCGGATTGCCTTGATACTTCTTAAAACCTTGATCTTGCGGACGCCGTCGTTGTTCTCTTCGGTTCTTGTTCTCTCGTCATCCTTGACGGTGAAACCGAATGACATCTTTGTCGTGTATCCGCCCTTGATCTCTTCGTAGAGCTGACGACCGATCTCTGTGCCCCCAAGGTTGGCGCGCATGTGCGGCGTCTCATTGAGTTCAAGCTCAAGGGTCTTGTTTGAATTACGTGCAAAAACACGGCCTTCATGGTCGTATTGCATGATTACGTCGCTGACATCGGCATCATCGAATGCGCCTTTTTTTACCTCTTCCCAAACTTCGACCTTTGTTCCTTCGATGTCGTAGGAATAGAGAAGATAAGGCGTGTCGTAAGTTGAAAAGTTACCCTCGACGATCTTCTGCTCGTCATCTGTGGGAATGAGCGTCAAGGCTCTGTATTCTCTGTCTTTACAAATTGGCATTTTCTAACCTCCATAAAGTGAAAAATAGTTGCCGCCGATCGGTCCGTTTCCGTATTGCTCGTAACCTGCGAAATAGTGACCCGCACGGAAGAAGAGGATGTTGTCTGGTATCTCTCCGGCTTCAAGTCTTTCGAAGGCTTGCAAAACAGCCTCATCACTCCACTGTGTGCGGTCCGTGATGCTGTGATGATTTCTCACAGTCGAGAACTGGCCGCGCTGTGTGAGCACGGCGTCGATGGTGTCCGGAAAATATTCGGAATTGACGCGGTTGATGATTGTTACGGCAATAAAAATGCGACCCTCAAGGTCGCCGTCTGTGCTTCTGTTGCTTTCTGCCTCCACCACAGAGGAAAGAAAGACAAACTCTTCGATTGTTATTCCGCACGCTTGTGCGTACTCTTCTGTTGTTATCTCCGGGGCTTCCAACTTAACGAGTGAGATGTTAAATGCGAGAGCCACAGAGACAAGGAATGTCAAAGCGTTCAGAATATCAATCACTTCCTTCCGTGGGTGTCTCTTCCTCGTCCATGAAGTGATACTCACCACGACGAACAAAGCGCTGACCCTGTCCATCAGGTAACGGTGCGAGGTTGAAGACTTCGCGGCCTTCGTCAAGCATAATCATGCCGCGGTCTGCCATTCCCTGAACGTATGCGAGCTTGTCCTTGAAAGACATGTACTGCAAGCGGTTCGCGGTGAAATGGATCGCTGCACCAAATGAACGCTCACGGTCTGAGAAAAGTGCGGCGGTCATTGTCTCGGAGAGCTGAACGGCAAACGGTTCGATCGCGCCCTCATAGAATGCGCTCCATGCATCGCCCGTTGCCTTATTCTGAAGGATGTCCTCATTCACACCAAAGTAAGTGAAGACATTCTTTTCAATCTGTGCCTGCTGATCCTTATCAGGGACCCAGTTCTTCATCTCGATCTGCTTGATGTCCTTGTAAGTGTTAGGGAACAACAGGAGACCGCCCTTCTTCTTCGCTTCGGGTCCGAACGTTGAAGCTGTGAACTCGTCGCGTTCTGATTCAAGATCCTTGACCTTCGAGAAGTTCGTGAGGGTTGCCATGATCTTGTAAGAGGCTGTCGACTTGATCGCTTCCTTGATACCCTGACTCTGAATGGTTACAAGGTCGAGGGTGTCATCAAGCACGAAGTTCGACTCACCGAAGAAGTCGTTGTCGTACTGAAAGCGAGTGAGAAGCGCACACTCAGAAAGCTTGCACGCTGCTGTTGTTCTGTGATCGTTGAAGGTGTAGCGAATCCAGTATTCGTCCTTGTACACTACGATCTTCGCGTCCTTCGGAAGAACCGGAAAAAATCCGATCTTCGTGAGTCCGGCGTCGTAGATGGGCACAAGCAAAACGTTGTTGTTGACGTCGAGCATGGTGCTGACACGGTAAAGAAATTGAGACCATGAGTTCCACGGGTTCGGCCTGTGCTTCATTCTCGCGCACAGGTCAGGTTTTGCAGATCCTAAAATCTCAGCCTTTAGTTTTGACGCGTGGCGTGCTCTTGCATCGATTGCAGCACGCACAAGCATTGACTCGTAGATCTTACCGTTCCAAGTTTTGAAAGTTGGTTCGTAACCGGCCACGAGCTTAAGCGTATGACCGGCACTGATAACCTGCGCGACTTTTGAATCACGGCCGAATATCTTGTTGACTGTATCAAGTAAGCCCACGGCTTAGTCCTCCTCATTTTTTAATCTTGAACCCAAATCTCCGTACCACTTCTGACGCACGCAAAGGGCGTCGAGAAGTGCAGCGGTGCCGTCTATGTGTGAGCTTGGGTTCAGCTTTTTAATTCTTACTTTTTGCGCTCTTGTGTCCTTCTCTAGTGCGGTGTCAAGCAGATGGATCTTCAGCAGCTTGTTGTCGCCGATCTGAATTGTTCCATCTTTGAAAAGACCCTCAGCTTCGAAAATGACCGGAGTCAAATTGTGGCCCTGATAGACGTCGTCACATTGGAAGCCGAACGCTTCAAGGTCTTGTATCAAATACGCTGCGCTGTAGCGGTCGTAACCGACCATCAGCGGCAGGAGTTCGTAATCTTTAACGGCTGAAGTGAGCCAGTCATACACAGCGTGATAATCGACGAAATTCTCACCGGCTAAGGTAAGCCAACCGCTCTCGATCATTTCATCGTAAGGAACGCCGTCCCTTGCGATTGCTTCCGTAAGCTTTTCAGATGGCAGCCAATAATGAGAGATTACGAAGAGCTTTCCGTCCTTCTCGATCACAAGGCATGCAGATGTCAAGTCTGTTGTCTGTGAAAGGTCAACGCCTGCGACGCAGTACATGGAGCGGAAATCGTCCATCGTATAGTGGTCGTCGCTTGTGGCCTTGCCGATGGTCTTTGTAGACAACCACGCCTGTGAGCTGTTCTGCTTGATGTTGCAGTATTTCGTGATGAATTCGGCCTTCTTAGAAAGCGAACCCTCAGCGACTGCGATCTCTTCGAGCATGTAGTCCACAGAAACAGAAACGCCGAGATTCGGGTTGCTCTTCCTGAGTTCGTTGATGTCGTTCCACTTGTCAACGTCGTCGATCGTGTAGAAGATCGGCAGCAGTCTGCGCTCTTTAGAATCGCCAAGAAGGAAACGCGTGCCACGTGCGAAGAGCTCGTCGTAGATACCTTCGTTGATGTATCCCGATGTTGAGACGCTCAAGATGAGCGGCTGCTTCCTTGCGCCGAGCGCGGATTTCATGACCTCGTACTGTTTCTTTCCTGCGTCTCCCGGCCATGATGCAATTTCATCACAGACCACAAGCGAAGGATTGAAACCGTCCGACTTCTTAGCGTTGAACGCTATCTTCTTGATACTCGTGTTTGTCTCTGCTATGTAGTAGTCTGATTTGCGGCGCTTTATCATCTCCGCAAGCTCAGGCTCTTTTACTATTGTTTGCCAAAAGGCGTTGTAGACGATTTCAGCTTGTTCGAGCTTAGGAGCAAGACAGAACAAGCGACCGCCGTACTCTCCATCAAGGAATGACATGTAAGCAATGATGGCGGCTGCAAGCAAGCTCTTGCCGTTTTTTCTTGCGACCACAAGCACGACTTCACGAAATTGGCGATTGCCGTCAGCGTCTACAATTCCAAAGATCAAAGAGATGAGCGCCTTCTGCCACAGCTCAAGAATGAGAAGATCATCACGACCCTCGCAATGGTGACAAAAAGACTCAATAAATTTGATCGCTCTTTCTGCTTTCTTTGGTGCATAAAAAAAGGCCTTCTTCTGAAGACCCTCGATAATGATTACATACAACAGGCGGACCCATTCACCAACGCACACGGTGCCATCTTTGATGGCTTGATAGTATTCGTTAATGTAGTTAGTCATTTGACTCGTTCAGTGATGCCATGAGCTGCGAGAGCTTGCCGCCCTTTGCGTCACTTTCTGAGAGAGTCTTGATGATATTGATGAGCGTTGCAACTGTTCCGTTTGCTGCTGTTGATGTTTTGTTGTATTCATTTATCGCAGGGTTTGCGGTCAAGTTAGGTCTGCCCTTGACGTACTCCTTTGTTACAGTTGGGCCGTTATCTTCAATCGCTTTCTCAAGTGATGCAAGGATTTGCATTTGTACCTGATAGCGCTTGAATGTCGTCACGAAGAAGAAGTTCGACGAGACGCCTCGCTTCTCAGCCTGTGCAAGAATTTCCTTAGCCTGCGCCTGTAATGATTTTTTAGTAGTCATGTTTGTTATCCTCCTGAAAAACCCGGCGACCCCGGGCGATGTTTGTCTATGTTCAGTTAAGTTCGGTTAAGTTCCAAAACGTTCGCGTATCTTAGAGAGGAATTCCGACC